GCTTGCTCAACACTAGTGTAAAACTTCATTCAAGACATTCAATATAACGAGCAAGCAGTTGCTTGCTGGGATTAGTCACGACTGTCAGATCAGAAGACCTGACATTAAACTCACGCTCAGCAGCATGTGGTGCCCATGGTTCAATCTGACCTTCACAGTCTACCAGATAAGGTTCTACCATCCACACGTCAGGGTCACCTGGTAAGGTGTCCCCTTCAGTTGGTTCTACTTGAGCGATGATCCACTCATTCGCTAGCTTCAGCAGGTTCGCCTTCAGTTCCATCAGTTACCTCATTTGGGAAGAAAATTTGTTCATCAGTCAAACCAACTTCACGAAGTCTATTTGCAAAGTTTTCAACAATACCGTTGTCTGGATACACAACACTAATAATATGTTCTCCACCAAGACGATGTTCTTCTACTGGAGAGAAAGGACACCAACGAGTGTAAGAGATTGGAATAGTACCATCTTCATTCTCAGTGCCAAGAGAAAGAGTGTAAGGATAAAGCAAGCGATATCCAATTACCTTTTCTTCATCTCCACGAACCTCGCCAAACATACAAAGAACGTTATCACCAGTTGTAAGATTTACAACACGAATATTATGATTCGTCTTCAGTTGTTCCGTCATTTTCTAATTCCTTTTTCTCAATGATTTTTTCTTTCCAGGCATTTTCCAGTCCTGGTTCTGGATTGCTGATAGTCATTACACTATCGTATGGAATTTTAAATTGCCAGTCAGTAGAATATGGATTCCACTTACTGAAACGAACTTGATATTCCATACCATGTGATTCAGTTAAGTATTGAGGAGTAGCTCCATCAAGACTCAGGATGTAAGGATCTTCCATTAGGAGACAGATACCCTTTTTGTTATCTCCCTCTTCATCAAAAATCTCTTTCAACTCAGTAATGATGCGATCTCCCGTCTTTAGAGTAACGATAGATACTGCCATAGTTTTAAGAGTTTAATTAAAGTATACCACCAAAAAAGAAGGGAGTCAACCTGGGTTTTGCCAGGTGCTCCCTATGCGGCGACGATATAATATATTTAGAAGTGCTTCTTACGCTTCTGTTTTTCTGGCAATTCTTTCTTCAATGTAATTGTCAGTAGACCATCTTCAAAGTCTACACTCTCAACCTCTACATCATCTGCCATTTGCCAGTTGCGTGAGAATGTTCTATATGAAATTCCTTTGTGGGCATAATTCTTTTCTTTATCTGCTGGTGCTTTGCGAGCAGATACTGTTAAGACATTCCGTTCTGTCTCCACTTCAATATCTCCTCTTGAAAATCCCGCAAGAGCGAGTTCCAATATGGTTCTACCATCAGATCCATTAACGACATTGTGTGGAGGATAGTTATCTCTTGATCCCGCAAGAGCTTCAAGTCTGCTGAATGTTTCATCAAATCCTAGCGTGAATGGAGTATATGTTTCCCAATTAAATGTTACCATTGTCCTTTAAAAGCGACGTTTACATGAGACCCCGAAGGCGTCCTAGCGTAAGAGTGGGACGGTGAACCGCCCCTCTGACTCTCACATTAATATTTAACGTCACACTAAAAAAAGTGGGAGTCGTAGAAACCCCCACTATAATTACGGTTTATTCACCTTCTTGTTTCTTTCGCCCAATATTGTATTTGCTCTCAAGCGTCCATTCTCCTTTTTCTTTGAAAGAAAGAACTTTGATCTGATTGAGTGGAGCAAGATCTGTAATTTTTTCTTGACTCAATGCACAAATACTAACAAGACCCCAGTCAACTAACAGTTGAACAATACGGTTGCGGCGTTGTACATCATTCTGCGAGAGATTTGTTTTCTTGCCATCTAGAGCAAACAACTCTTTGAAGTGTACAATATAATACTTGCCCTGCTTATGCAGGATGTGACAAGACTGGTAGATCTTTCTTTCTTTACGTGATGCAACACCAATCCTAGTCAGTGTTTCTCTCACCTTGAGGAAATCATCTGGTTCATTCAGGACGACTTCAACCATGTCAGTCTGTCGCCACTGGATCTCAATTTCACCGCTCATGTTTACCACCTTTACTCAATGCTTTTTTAATATGATCTAGTTGATCCTTGGTGAGAATCCTGAGTGCTTGCAGAGCTTTATCGTCATTATAACCATAATACTCTTTGACCAACTCAAGGCAATCAATAGAATCTTTTCGTGCCCAAGGAGAGAAACGTTTCCTCGGTTTCACACTATTTAGCAAAAAGTCATACTGTAACTTCTTTGGTAAGTTCGGATACTTGTTCATCTCATTGACAAACAAGATAGTATCAGTGAAAGAAGAGAGGCACCTATTAACAATGTAAGGAGGATACCCTCGCTCAGCATCAGGATCACCATCTAGGATATTCTTTTTAGATTGATTGATGCTGTACAGGTAGTCTTTGAGTTGGTACGTCATTCCAGTGTCTGATTACTCCAGATATAATAAAAGCGTTAGTGACCAAGTAACTAACAAAAATAAGGGTGCGTATGCAAGCAATAGTATCTGCTTCTCGGTCATTTCGTCCATACTTTTCTCCTAGTGCTTTGCACCAGAGTCTCCATACTTTAGAACTTCGCATTTACACCAACCACAGTTGCACCAGGATTGCGAGCAAGTGCAACCTTACGGGCATCTTGGTAGTCAACAGCAATCACTTCTTCAATGAAGACTGTGCCTGCCTTGTACAATTTCACTTCACATTTCATAGTTAAAGAGGACTAGTTCCTTGCGTTTTGCTTGATCTGTATTATAACTCCCTACAGACCGCATCGTGTAAGTGAGTGCAAATTCTGCAGCTGTCCACTCGGTAAACCGATCACGGACTAGTTGAGATGAGTTATATGAAATTAGTTGAGGACCAATAAACCTGTCACAAATGGTAGCGAAACCATCGTGATCAAAACCTTTATGCATGTTTCCTTTATTGCCATAAAGATTGTCTTTGATATCGTATGGAGGATCGTGATAAGTAAAGATCTTCCTGTCGTCAGTCAACAGTTCTTGATAACGACCGTTAGTTATAGTCCAATTCTGAATCAGTTCTGAATATCCTGACAGTCTTTTAATTCCACGCATTGAGAAATTGGAATCACTTGCTTGCTTGGAGAAAGAAGAATTTGAAGTGAGACCACTGAAAGAACACTTATTGACAATGTAAAAATTAACAGCTGTCTGTATTGGATCGCGATCTGTGACATCCAAGTTGAGATAGTCCTTGGATTCATCAAAGAGATCCTTGGCGGACATGGGGTTAGGGTGCCTTTGTTTAGCGTACTCAAGTCGTTGCGTAATTTCATCACCGTTATCCTGTAAACATTTCCAGAATGTAGCAAGTGGTTCGTAAAGATCATTAACCCTGATGTTCAGGTGAGGAAACATCTTAGTAACATACAGTGCTACAGAACCACCACCAAGAAATGGTTCACGAAATTCCACAAACTTACTCATGTCAGGAAAGAACTGAGCAAGTTTTACAGTCGCTCTACTTTTACCGCCTGGGTAACGGAGAGGAGTTTTCAGGGACTTCATAGTCTGGGTCATGATATTTAAGGTATTCCCAAAAGGTTAACTTCATTTCCTTATGCGTCATACCACAATGGGCAGCAGCAGTAGGTAGATTCATTGTAGCACGAAACAAAGCTTCATTTGCTTCTTCTACGTTTTTTGGTGTTGTTTTGACTCTGGATGTATGCCCATTGTCGTTTAGGTTCGTCTTTAAGACGCTCATGCATTTCCTCCATGCGTAGAATTCTAGGATCTTTTTCTAGAAATTTTAGTAGACTCATTTATTTACTACTCTAACTTCAATAGGATCCTAGTATAAGCGACTGCCGTATATACCTGTGGAACAATAAACGCAACCATAGCTACGATCCAGAACAGGTAGTAATAGTTTTCTTTGTTTTGTGTTCGTTTCATTTGAATTCACAACTCATCATGATCTCAGTCAAACATGCCAAGAGATTGATCTCTTGATCAGGAACAATAGGAATACTGTTCATGTATTTGGCAATGACTAGAACTGCCTCAGGAATAGAAGAAGGTTTCAGAACATTATACAGACTGTCATAGATCTTACGCATCACCATAGTGGGATCGTTATCCATATGCTGCACAACCCAGTTCTTCACTGTAGTAAAATCTTTCTTCTTCAGAGATGCTAGAAGACTGTCAAGATTAACATCAGCGACATCCACGAGAATAGCAGAAGTAATACTTCCAGTAGCGGCATACCTTTGGCACTCATTAATAAGGCGACGCCAATCGGGATAATAACGTTTAGTGAGTTTAGCGAGAACTTTATCTTCATACTTGATCTGCTCATGATCCAAGATAGTTTTCAAGCGAGTGAAGAACTCACCTTGAAGTTGAACTGCTTGCTCAGGTTTGATCCTGAAGTCAACGACCGTGCAACGTGAATGCAGTGGTTCAATAATCTTGTTAATGAAGTTGCAAGTAAAGATGAAACGGCAGTTGCCATGAAACTCCTCCACAGCGGTCCTGAGGGACAGTTGAACGTCGTTAGTGGTGTTGTCTGCCTCATCAATGATGACGACCTTGTGGGCGGCACCAGAGGTCAGAGAGACCGTGGTTGCAAACTGACGTACACGATTGCGTACAGTATCAAGGAAACGACCTTCGTCAGATCCATTGATGACGATGTAAGAGGCACCAATCTCTTCACACATAGCTTTAGCAATAGTTGTTTTACCAACGCCTGCTGTGCCTGTCAGTAGAAGATTAGGAAGTTCTCCTTGATTGACAAACCCCTGAAATACCTCACGAATATTATCAGGAAGAATGCAATCTTCTACAATATTTGGGCGGTATTTCTCCACCCACAAAAATTCATTACTCAAGGTTCAAGTGCGATGTAATAGGTCAAGTCAACGTTAACGTTAGTCCACTCAGAAATCAAGTGCTTGGAAACTTTAACTGTGTAGTCACCAGGGAGAACACGAATGTTTTCAATCTTGAGATCAAGAGAATAGGTGCCAGTACAGCGACCTGCCAAGGTGAGATCATAAGTATTACTGGTATCATTTTCCTTGTCCCTCAGGATAAGTTTGATTTCATTAGACCCCTCTTCAGAATAGAAGGTGAGATCAGGAAGACTGTATACAGCAGATGCTTTCTGCAAAGCAACTAGATCATCTTCGGAAAGACTGAACTCAATGTCAGAACCAGGGAAGTTTACATTCTTTTCTGGCGCACTTTTGAGCGTAATCTCAGGATCCGAGAAATAGTATTTTGCAGAAGTGCGCCCCCCGCGAATGCTAACAAAATCGTTAGAGGTGAACTCCAACTGAGGATCGTTAAACAAGCTGATACCGCTAAGAAACTGACTGAGATCATAAATTGCGAAGTCAGAAGGAAAGACTTCTTCGCCAGTAAACTTTGCGAGGATGTTCTCGGCATTTGAAATTGTTCTGACTGTAGACCCCTGGCGGAATACGATGGAGGAATTAATCGTGCTGAAGTTCTTAAGGACATCAAGTGTTTTTTTAGATAGGATAACTTTGCTCATTGCGGATAGGATTCAGTGATAGCGGACTTGTCTGAGAAGTGAAGAAGGAGAAGACCGTAGTGCAGGATCTTGATAATGTCCCGACGTGCAGTTCCTTTCTTGTCATAGCGAGAAGCATACTTGAGGATGTTGCTTCGGCAGAATGCTTCAGCGTCACCACATGCTTCAATCAAGTCTAACGTTTGGATGGCATCGTTGCCAGCAGAGTAGTGTTGTCCATAGGTTCCAGTAATGTAATCACGTAGCTCTTGGAGTAGAGCGTCTTCATTATATTTAAAACTCATCGTTCCCAAATATATTCAATATTATCATGGTAGCATTTAAAAACCTTTC